AACTTCTTCTACGGAACCGACTTGTTGAGCGACGAGGAGCAGTTCTCAATCTGGTTCAGCAAAGACAACGATGAAGTCCGCTTCCAAGCAGCCTTCAAAGCAGGTGTCCAAATCGCTTACCCCGACTTGGTTGTTGACTTCCGCTTGACCTAATGTGTAGGGGGGAGGGAAACCTCCCCTCGCTTTTTTGTTCTCTTGTAACTTAAAACCCAAACACACATATGTCCTGCTCCTTAACAACTGGCTACGCCCTCGGCTGCCGTGATTCCGTAGGTGGAATCAAAACAATTTACGTCCAATCCTTCATCCCAACGGGGTCCTGCAATGCCAACCTATCAGGTGCGGTTACAGGCTTCACGGGGTACGCTTCGGGTGGGTTCTTCGAGTATGACTTGACCAAGGCCACTTCGTCTTTGACTGAAACCTTGAACGCAAGCATCGAGAACGGCTCAATCTACTACACCCCCGAAGTAACGTTCACAATCAACAAACTGCAAGTCGCAGTCCGCAACGAACTCCGCTTGCTGGTCCGTAATCGCGTCATCGTCATCGTCCAAGACAACAACAACCGCTACTGGTTGTTAGGCTCTGCCAACGGCTTGGAAGCAACCGCTGGAACCGCTGGAACTGGTACTGCCTTCGGAGATAGAAGTGGCTACGAGTTGACGCTTACCGGGATGGAACCTGACCCGATGTTCTCAATTGCGTCCACAGTCTTTTCACCATCGACTGCGCAGATACTCGGTTCGTAGTATCTTTGACTTAGGTTTTCATCATCTGAGGTTTGAGAGGGGCAGTCAGCAATGGCTGCCCTTCTTATTTTTACGGCCATGAAGATTTGTATTGTTTACAACGCCCATCCAACGGGTTGCAGTTTCTACCGCCTCGAAATGCCGAACGCATACTTGGGCGACAATTACCCGGAATTTGATTATGTGTGCGTTGAGAATATCACGACCATCAGCGACGAGGGGCTTCGTTCAATAGACCTGTTCCTGTTCAGCCGGCTTTGGTGTCAGGGAACCATGGAGCAGGTGGAGAATGTTTACAAAGCCCTGACCCAATTCGGGGCCAAAGTCATCCTTGACTTGGACGATTATTGGGTCCTTGAATCGGGCCACATCATGTACAGGCACTATCACGAATCCAAACTCGCAGACGTCATCCGTAAGCACATCAAATTGGCTGACTGGGTAACTTGTACCACCGAGCATCTTGCTGCTCGCATACGACCTCTAAACGCCAATGTGAGCATATTGCAGAACGAACCCTACGAAGCCTATCAGCAGTTTATTCCGAATCCTGACGAAGAACCCGACAAGCACCTCGTCAAGTTCGGATGGTTCGGAGGGGCGCAGCATGGCGAGGACATGGAACTGCTCCGAGAGGGGATGCAGAAGTTACGCTGGGATGCAAACTTGGACGGCAAATACCGCCTCTACTTGGGAGGATGGAACGACAACAACCCTGTTTACGAAGGCTACGAGAAAATCATCAGCGACCAAGGGAATAACCCGAACTACGGCCGCATTCAGGCTGCTGACATCTATTCCTATGTGGGAGGCTACAACTTCGTGAACGTAACCCTTGCACCTTTGCGAGATACCAAGTTTAACAAACTCAAGTCCGAGTTGAAGGTGGTGGAAGCAGGTTGGATGAATAAGGCCATCATCGCAAGCGAAACCATCCCCTACACCGATGTCATCCGACACGGGGAGAACGGGTTCTTGGTTCCTTACAACAAGCCCAAGGACTGGTACAAGTACATCAAGCAGTTGATTCTTGACCCCGACCTTCGCAAAGGCTTGGCTGACAACCTGACGAGGGACATCAAAAAGCAGTTCAACGTGGTCGAAACCGCCAAGAAGCGGGCCGAACTATACAGGCAGATTGGGCGCAAATTGTGAAATTCGGGGGCATCGCACATTTACAAGCAGATGCTTTATCTAAACCCTGACACGACCAACACGATAACGGTTACTTGGACCGAGCGAGCCAGCACGGGGAGCAGGTACATCCTGCGCCTTACGAGCATCGCAAAGAACACCACGACCGATTTCACCCTGCTGAAATCTGCAAACCTGTCATCTTATACCAACCGCTATGACCAATTTCAGATTGCCGTGGGGTCGATTGAAACAGGCTCGTATCGTTACGAAGTTTACGATACCAATAGCACGGTTTCAGCAGCCCTTGCGGTGGTTGAAACGGGCTTGGCATTTGTACAAACCGAAGCAATAGGCTTCAACACCTACGCCAATTCAATCACTTACAACGTCTATGCCGGGGGCATATTCGACCCAACTTTTGACCAAACATTCAACTAATGAGCGTACAAACACGAAGCCAACTCCAAGCGAGTGCATTAACCATTACCAACGAAACCGCTGCCGGGGCGAACACTGCTGCACGGGTGGGTGGTCTATTCGATGACCTTGCCGATACCGCAACGCTAAACCGGGAACGAGGCTTTGCGAACCTTTACCTCGACACCGATACGGCTTTCACCCCGACGCAGGGGCAAAGAGTCAAGTTGACAAGTGCGATGAAATCAGGCGTTTTGTCAACCTACAACTTTTCAAGGACCACCAATTCGCTGACCTATACGGGAACAACGAATGCGACCCTTCGCATCGCTGCGTCCATGGTCTTGGCGCAGAACAATAACACGCAAATAAAGGTTTACATTGCTAAGAACGGCACGACCATCGACCAGTCAATGACTGACATCACGACGACCCACACGAACGGCCATGCGATTTATACGGAGGCCTACGTTACAGGTGCGGTCAACGATGAGTTCACCATCTACATCAACGCAATCGATAGCGGTGCAAGTATCACGATTTCAGCCCTTTCATTCACAGTTCATACGCTATGAGCAAGTCAACGCAGCACTTCACCCAATGGCTTGGGATAGAGCATAAGGTCCCCGTCATGCTGGAGAACCGCTCCGGCAAGTACATCACCTACGGCTTTGCCAACGAATACCCCTACTACCTGCTGGACAACTATCGCAGGTCGTCAAAGCACAACGCTATCGTGAATGGGAAAGTGAATTACATCATGGGCGGAGGCTGGCAGGCAGGCGACAACCTGACCGTTGAGCAGGAGGCCCGCTTCATCAAGTTCTTCGACGGACTTTCCAGCACGGAGGACCTAAACGACATCACGGAGAAACTGGTCCTTGACTTGGAGTTATTCAACGGCTTTGCGGTTGCGGTTACTTGGTCCAAACTTGGGACCATCGCCAAGATGGAACACGTCCCGTTCGAAAAAATAAGGGTTGACAAGGAGGAGAAGATGTTCCAAGTCGCTGACTGGTACAACGACGACATGATGCAACTCTTCCCCAAAGTCGGTGACATCGAGAAGATTCCTGCATTTGACCCGGAGAATCGCCTCGGAAAGCAGTTGTTCTACTATCGGGTGTACGCAGCAGGCGTGAAGCACTATCCCTTGCCCGAATACATCGGTGGGAACGCTTGGATTGAAGCAGATGTGCAAGTGGCCAACTTCCACAACAACAATCTTCGCAACAACTTTTGGGGGGGATACTTGATAAACTTCAACAACGGCATCCCGACCCCCGAAGAGCAAGGCGACATCGAGAGGCAAATCAAACGTAAGTTTTCAGGAACCGACAACGCTGGTCGCTTCGTGGTTACATTCAACGACGATGCAGCCAAGGCCCCGACGCTGGAACCGCTGACTCCTTCGGATATGGACAAGCAGTTCGAAATCTTGAACAAGGCCATCCAGCAAGAAATCTTTATCGCACACCGTGTAACCAACCCCATGCTATTTGGAGTCAAGACTGAAGGCCAATTGGGTGGTCGCAACGAATTGGTCGAGGCCTACGAGTTATTCAAAGCCACCTACGTCAACGACCGGGTCCGCAAGGTGGAGCGGATGATAAACTACCTCGGCTCGTTCAACGGAGTCCAAGGGATGGAACTGATACCTGTGGAACCAATCACCGAGCGATTAAGCGAACAAGCCCTGTTGCAGATAATGACCCAAGACGAACTTCGTGAGAAAGCAGGTCTGCAACCCTTGGAGAAACCTGCCGACGTGGTTGGACCTAACCCCCAACCCGACGAGCAACCGCAAGCCGTGGAAGCCTTGCAGAGCAACGACAACATCAAGAAACTATCGGGCCGTGAGTATCAAAACCTGATGCGTATTGTCAGGCAGTACATGCAGGACAAAATCACCTTGGAAATGGCTCGGACCATGTTGTCAGCAGGGTTCGGTTTGTCATCCCAAGAGATTGACACGATGCTCGGAGTGCAGGCCCAAGAGTTCAGCGAGCCTCAATGGGGCCAAGAAGATGACGAGGACTACGGATGGGGCGACGAGGAGTTCAAGGTCTTGGAAGTGGTTGCAAGTAAATTCGGATGCCATGCAGACGACTACCATGTGATGCACTCCAAGCCGATGCGGTTCGACGCCAACATAGACGAGAATATCCGCTTGGCTTTTGCCGAACTGGGCGAGGAGGAGAAAGAGTTGGACTTAAAGATTGAGGCGTATCGCAAGAAAAACCGGGACGCAAGCGTTGAAGAAATGGCGAAGGAATTCGGTGTCAGTAAGGCCAAGGTCGCCAAGCGGGTCGCTTACCTAATCACCAAAGACCGCTACCCAATCAGCAGGGCCGTGGACAAGATTGCCGAGCAGAACCTACCCAAGAACGTGAAGGAAGTCGCAGAGCCAGTCTTGGAGGTTCGCTACAAATACGCTTGGGCCACAGGGTTCAGCAACAAGGACAAAGGTTCCAGCCGTGAGTTCTGCAAGGTCATGCTGGACTTGGCAGGTCAGGGCAAGGTTTACACAAGGGAGGATATCGACGGGATTAGTGCGATAATGGGCTACTCCGTATGGAATCGCAGAGGCGGTTGGTATCACACGCCCAGCGGAGTGAACAGGCCCCAATGCAGGCACGTTTGGGAGCAGCAGTTGGTAATCCGCAAAGGCAATAAAATCAGCAAGGCATGAAGGCACTCTTTATCAGCGAAGAAACGCTCTTGGACAACTCGATAATCAACGAGAACGTATCCTACACCCAAATTCGGCCAACGGTTGTGAAGGTGCAGGAGATGCGGATTCAACCCATCGTTGGCTCTCCGTTGTACGGGGAATTGGTTACGCAGGTTGTCAGCGGTTCAACGTCTGCACTCAACCAAACGCTGCTGGAGGACTATATTCAGCCTGCTATGATTCAATGGCTCTACTACGAGTTGCCGATGGTCCTTGCGTTCAAATACATGAACAAGGGGATGGTTCGCAGAACAAGCGAGGAAAGCAGCCAGATGAGCATGGAAGAGATTACCCGGCTGACCGATAAGGTCAAGAACGATGCCGAGTGGTACTCCGAACGCATTACCCGCTACCTCATGGAGAACCGCAATTCATACCCCTTGTGGAACTCGCCTCCGTCTGCATTGGATACCATCTACCCGAACGCCACCAACTACCGCACAGGAATGGTCTTGGACCGCAACCGAAGGATGGGAATCAGCAACCTTGACTACCCCTATCCCTACGGACAATTCGGGGCGTGTAATGACTGCTAACGATGGGCGCACACAAAAAAAACATACTGAAACTCCAGAATTATGTCTTGGATAAAAATCAAGCAAGCCCTGCTGGACCTTGCAAATGCTCATCCTCAAGTAAACTCCTTCGGGACGGGCGACCCTCTTGCAATCGGCACGGACAACACGATAAACCTGCGAACCCCAAGCCGTGAGCGTATCGTCTATCCTTTGGTCTTTGCGGATGTTCAGTCGGCGACTACTGATGCTGGGACTTTGGACCTTGTGGTCGGTGTCTATTTTAGCGACCGGGTGGAGTCCATCAAGCCGATGGGCGGAGTGGTTTCGGGCAGCCCTACGCTGGGTTGGCAGGACAATGAGGACGAGGTCCTAAGCGACCAGTTGCAAATCGCACAGGACTTCATATCGTCGCTTACAAACGACCCAAGCGAGGACTGGACCCTTAGTGCCTCCGTATCGCTTACACGCTTTGTAGAGAGCAGGGACGACCGCACCGCAGGGTGGCAGGCGACGATGACCTTTGAGATTCCATTCAGCCATTCAGTTTGTGAAATTCCAACTTAAAAGACATTTACAATTAAACGCTAAAAAATGCCTACACCCATATTGCAACAAATGCTCGGTCAGGGCGGTACGATGGAGTTCGTTGATGGAGCCGTTACTGGTAAGAACTACGACTTCTTGGTAGTCAACACCGCAGCCACATTCACAACGCTTACTGGAACTGGAAGCGAGAACCTTCTAACCGCTTACGCTCTTAGTGGCAAATCCGTTTCCGCTGGTATCGTTATTTCAGGACGCAACGGCGGCAAGATTACTGCCGTAACTCCATCCGCAGGTTCGGTTATCGGTTACACCTTCCTCTAATGCTAATCGGCTACGGCTACGGCTATCCCACGAACATGCTCCAAGGCGGAGTCGCTGCTGGGGTGTGGAGTGTCTTCAACGCAAGGGCAACCGCTGACGGTGCAACCGCTGCCGAGGCTGCCGTGGATGGATGCCTGTTTAATCGCTTTGCAGTTATCTACAACTTCTAAGAATGCCGACACCTTCGCTAATCCTTGTTCCTGCTCGCTTTAAGACTGGCAAACTATACACACCCTTAGCAACCACTTCGGGCGGTGTGGTTCTTGGTGCATCGGGCGACTTCAATGTTACCCGTGCAACGACTGCAACAAGGGTCAACGCAAGCGGATTTATTGAAGTTGTGGCTTCGGGGATTCCGAGGTTGGACTATCCTCTTGGTGGTGGATGCCCTGCACTCTTGGTGGAACCGAGTGGGTCTAACTTGACGCTGCAGAGTGAGAATCTTT